ATGCCTTTACACTTGGATCAAGTGTTACGTTTGTAGGTAGACGACCTAATGCAACATTGTCAAAATTTAAACTATGTCTATCAAATGATGCCAGTTCATATTCTTCTGTCATTGATAAGCAATTAGTTGGACAATACTCAACACAGTTTCCACAAAATATACATGCACCAAAGTCAATAGAATAATTTCTTAGTTCTTTTTTCTTTGCTTCCTTATTCATCACCCAATCAACAACTGGGAGATTAATAGGACATACCCTTACACAAACTTCACAAGCAATACACTTATCCATTTCAAAGTGTATACGTCCTCTGTATTGAGTGGAGGGTATTAGTTTTTCGTA